CACCCATGCCTGTCCAATTTATCGTCCTGACAGGTTGACTATGTTTTCCGGTTTTCTATGCAATTACAAATTAATCAATCATATAAACAGTATTGGCGTAATGAGCTACTACACTCACAGTCCCAAATAATAAAATGTACTCACACAAATTGCCGGTTGCTAAACTCCATTAGCAGGTTTCTTAAGCGTATATTTTATCTAAGCAAGGTATTGTTATATCAGCATACAAGTCATCAATTGCATTTATTGCTGTTTCAATTTCTTGAATATCGCTTAAGGTAAGACCATATTTATAGCTAAACCAAGAACACAAATCACTATAATCATCATTGTCTTGGCCATCGATTGTCCAGTATCGTGAATCATCTGCATAAGAATTATAATCTGTAAAGGTGCCTTCTTGTCCTAACTGCATCAATTTCCTTGCTAAAACATCATATATTGGCAATCCTCTACCCCAGGCTAACATGCAACTTCCTTTACTATAAGTTAATTCCTTGCATTTCCTGAGTATATTCTTATCACCTGGCTTAATCTTTGTTGTCCAGCTTATGGTCTGAAAAACTCGTTCTATCTTGCGAACCATCCTTGGTCCGCTTCTAGTCATAAAGAAATGATTGGATAAGAAATCAGAATCTTCCAAATTACCCCAAGAAACATATTTCACTATTTGTCCTAATCCATGAGATTTATTCTCATTCTTTGTAGCAAAATATTTGGGTATTGCATCAATCACTCTTTGTTGGTATCTCTTACTCAAACCAAATAAAACATCATCTCCTTTAACTAACAAGAAATAATGATGCTCAGGTATACCTAACTCTTGAAAAATAAATGACCAGAAAGATAGCATAAGAAGTGTATTCCCAAAAGTAGTCCAACCATCACCACTAGCACGCCCTACAGTCTTGTAATTTAGCTTGTGGTGTAATGCATTTACATGCAATTCTTCACTACCTCTGAAAGCTCGAAGGATATCAAATTTATTCAATCGATCATCAAGAAATACATCACCCTCTACCAATATTCGTTCTACAAATTTGGTGAATTCTTTCTGAAAAATCTCTATCAAAGCGCGATCGAATTTTGATCCATCTGCACAACCGATCACTGGATCAACCAGACGTGACATACCTACATCTATTGCACTACAAATATCGGGCCAATCTTTACGACCACAATATGATGGTATGTTTCGGTGTGCTACTCCTTCCAAGGCATAAACAAAAGCATTTGCTGCTATTTTCTTATCCATGCCTGGAGCACATATGGCACGACGCTTCAAGTCATTTTGTATATCGTCTTTTGCCCAGTGCTCAACCTCTGTGAATTGCAATTCTTGCTTCATCATGTGATCATATTCAAAATCTTGCTTCTCCCAGAGGTCAATTCGTTCCAAAGTCTTATAGGCTTGATCACGGTAGACGATTGGATATTTCTGTAACCATTCATCCAAGTTAACAATCAATCCTCCTTCCTGTGATATATATGTCAGTAATTTTGAACCATAAGTTCTGAAATGCTTTGCCCACCTCTTATAAATTACGGGATCGGGTGAAAGCAAATTAGCACACTGACATATACAAGCTGCCATTTCATTTTGAAGGCATTTATGCATGACAGTTGGTGTCTTATAAATGTCTCCATGTATTAATGGACCTGACTGTGCGGCTTCAATTGAACCCACTTTATCACAGCCTAATTTTTCTGCAGCTTGTAAACCTGTCAAACCAGTAATATTCAAGTCCGGATCCCGAAATCGAAATTTTGGTGGATACCGTCCTGCATTTTTCTTCATATCTAACTGGTTTTTGTCGTTTAGACAGGTGCCTTTCAACCATTTCATACTACACTTTTTCTTTACTGGTAGCGACGGTATGCTCATAAATAATATTCGAGCACACATAACAAGAAATGTTAATATAGCTGGGTCAGTAACATTATAATTTTCATATTCAATATCCATTTTCTCTGCCCTTGCTAGCATACCAATCTCCGTCATTAGGGTATTAATTATTTTCCCTGAATTCCATATTAATAATGACAGAACCATAAATATGACCGCAATCCGAAGCTCCTTGGCCATATGTAATGGTATAGTGTAGACTAATTTAGATAGCCAATTTTTTGTTTTATCCCACCGAGAAACATATTGATCTTGACCCTTCATACACTTCCTGAATGAATCTAACTCAGCATCAGTGTTACAAAATTGGGCCAGTGGCAATAAAGCTTTAGTGCACAATATAATGGCTATTTGCATTGCATCACATATCTCTCTTATCCTTCCAATACCCACATTTTCTTCATCTGACATCATTTGACGAACAATACGTATATAGTCAGTTGTGGTTACTTTTCCAATAAGGGCCTTAACAGCTTTAGAGATATCTTGCGATTTTGCCTCCAATCGCAATGCAATCCATCCATGTTTCATTGTCTTCCTTGTCGACCTTAATAGAGTCACATTGTCTCCAGCAGCAGTTGCTTTATATGATTCTACACTTGAATCACAACTTACTGATAATTTAGCTAATTCAGACATAATTGAGAAAGTCTCTTCAGCTAATTGAATTGGGAGAACTTCTTTTATTGATATAGATCTCTGTGGCATAAAGATTTCCGGAACAGTACTCAAAAAATGATTCTTCAACTCTGTACCTGAACCATGACCTTTAATACACATGGCTTGAACCAAAATATAATTATGAGAGCCTTGATCCAATTTATCTTTAACTGTATACATTATACTACAGTTATCGGCTTCATAATATCTAAACCAATATCCAGATGGATGAGTATTTATAATCTTATGGGTATAATCAAACCAATTACCCCTTGTACGAGCTGTAACATAATAGAAATTATCATCTGACTGATCTATTGTTACTGCACATTCATCATCAAAAGTTGAATACTTTACCTTCCCTGATAATGCACTTGTCCTTGCAGCAGGTGCATAATCATGAAAAGCAAAATATGAACTCCTCTCAGGATGTCTTATCA